CTTTAGCACCTAGATAAACGTTTCCTTGCCTCCAAGATTGTTGAAGATTGCTACTTAAATCACGTAATGACTTTTGTCTATTACTGTCTAGTTGTTGCTGGGTTGTTTGATACTGGTTGTTAACAGTTCCAAGTCCTTGTTGATATGCGCTTTGAGCTTGCTGTTCCTGCGCAGATCGCTGATCTCCCAAACTAGCTAGTTGAGCGTCTAGGCTTTTGTAGTAGTCGTCATACGCACTGTTTAATTGATTGTCTACACTGTTGCCACCACCGGTTTGTTTCCAGCCATCAGCTGCATCATAAAACCATCCTTCACCTGGGTTTTGGTTTCTGTCCATTGGATTAAATCCCGCAGGCGCAGGTTGTGGAGTTGGCGAAGAATAACTCGTATTAGTGGAAGTAGGTGTTGCAGGTGATCCATAACTTTGAGTTGCATAGCTCATGTTTTGAGTTGGTGCGGTTGTTCCTAAAACCGATCCATTTCCCGTGCTTGCTTTAGCTTGTGTGTTAAGAGTTGGTCCACCAGCTATCCACTCTGAAACACCTGTGTCTGGAGCCCATGGTGCAAATAAAGAACCCATCGCATCAACAAAATTACCTGCTCCCTGCCTGGCTCGATCTACAATATATGCCATATTTACCCTTCTGTGTTATAATTTACGAATATGAAACGATTTTTATTGTTTCTTGTTCCCTTTTTATTATTATTTTTACTTAATACCTATTGGTTGATATCTGGTAGTGGTTCTGGTAAAGGTTTCCCATCTAATGAATTATTAGCTCTTATTCCTTATGCAGTTTTTCTTTTTACTTTTGCCAGCATTGTCTTTTTATTTAAGCGTGTTCTTTATACAAAAAAAACGTAGGTACTCACCCCGTTAAGGGTTTTCTCTACGTCTACATTCGGCATCTTAGCCGCGAAATACGTTTATTACCTGCAAATTATACGGTAATTGACAATTTAGTCAATTAGGAGTATAAGCATACTTACTAATCTGCATTAAGCAGTTGGTGACCAACATACGTATTGGAGCCACAGAGAGATTTTCTCCTGTGGTTTTTTTGTGTGTTGGATGAGGTCTTAGCAACCTAATTTGGTACAATTGAAACGTACAAACCCTTTAGGAACGCTAAGACCCCTAGAGGGTTTTTTTATTGAGTCGGTAAGTTTCAGACTTACTCACTCAGTGTGAAAACTGACGTACACACGACCTTGATAGGGGTTACCCAACACGTTAGGACATGGGGCATCTATCCGAGAACGAAGGGGAGAGTCATATCTTACCTTGCGGTGTACAACGCACGTTCTTATTCTGAGCTAATTGCAACTTATTGCATTCGGCAGGTTTGCTGTCTCCAGAGTACCAATTTCTTTTTTTACTCTCCAGACTACACACCTTTCTCAAAGCTCAGGGTAAGAATCATTTAGTTTTTATGTTAAATAAACAATTAGAATATCAAGAATATCTTAAGACAGATCATTGGAAAGAGTTGAGAGAGAAAACGCTCAACAACCCATACTATGGTAGACCACAAGAATGTTTTGTATGTTTTGCCACAAAGTCCCCACACGTTCACCATCTCACTTATAGAAGAAAAGGAAAAGAAAGAGACGACGACCTCCTCTTATTATGTAATGAGTGTCATAGTAGGGTTCACACAGACAGCCGAGGACAACACACGCTTAATGGAACATTCTCAAGGGTGTTTGAACTAAAAATGGAGAAGTTGAGTATTTTCGAGGATAGAACTAGAAAAGTGAGAAAAAAGCGCAAAATCTCAAGAGTGCAGCAGTCGTACAACACCAAAATAGAAAAGTGGAAAAGTAATAAAAAGAAAAAGAAGCGGAAAATCTACAACGCTCCCGCTAGGGCACAACAAAAAGAAAAACACAAAGAATCATTATCGTATCTTGGAACTATTGCCTACTACAAAAAGTACCCTCAAAGACATTTTATCTAATCTTTCATCACTCGCAAAAAGAAGTTCGCGTATCGCTCCACGTTGTCCTTCATCTGCCAATTCTGTTCTACAGTCCGCAGTGCCTCTTGTCCCATCTTAATCCGTAGCTTAGGATCATCAATAAGCGTCTTTAAATATTTATACCAGTCATCCTCTATTTGACACAGAAAGCCGTTTTTACCGTGCTGTACGACCTCCTGATACTGTCTCAACCAACTATAACATCCCACTTTTCCCGTACTACTCATCTCCAAAAACTTAATTGATGACTTCGCTCGACAATAGGTGTTATCTACTAAAGGTACTACAAAAATATCGACATCACCTAGTTTCTCAGGAAACATCTTTACCCAAGTGTAAATATCCTGATGCCCGAAATCATTAAAGTACCTCATGCCGTACTTTTTCTTGAATGAGGCAAGCATCGCCCCAACAGTCACAAGCTCTAAATTAGGATACTCTTTCATCAATCTATCGAGTCCTGCGGTAAAGTTCTTCTCTCCCAGGTCGTTAAAGTGTGAACTAGATCCAAAATAGCCTAATTTAACCATTTGCTTTTTTTTAGGTACTGACCGCCAGTTGTATACATCAAGATCAATATAGTTAGGAAAAACCTCGATCTTGTCATGAGATTTACCCGTATAAGCTGCTATCCCATTCCTTAGGAAATTGTTAGTTGTAGTAACGTAGTCAACTTCCCTACAGATATCTGTCACTACCGCTCTGCCGTCACTCCCTGGGGCATAGGTGCTATAACTGGAATTGTCCTCTTGAATCTCCCAAATTAAATCATCTATATCAAAAACTATTTTCTTGCCGTACTTTCTAAACAACATTCCAATCATGGCAAAGTCCCAGGGAAGCGTTAGATAATTTATGTATAAAATGTCATATTCCTTGGCTACGTCACGCCAGTCAAACTTAGATAACTTCTTTTTAGACAAGGTGTTGTCAAAGATCGTTACTTTAAATCGTGGGTCTTTTTGTAACTCTTTCATGGGTTGGATGATACGCACAAAGTCTACGCCTGGTGTTACATCTTTCGTGCAGTGAGTAGGAAAGCAAAATATCGATGTAGGTTTTTTCATTAGTCCCTTTGTGTTTCAGTTATAAACCTGTCCAACTTAATACTAAATTTGTCTATTAACCCCTGGTAGTTCATTCTGAAAGCATGGGGGTTAAACTCACTGCCCTCTCCAAAATCAATGCCCTGTAATCCTGGTTCGTAGCCGCGTAACTCTAGTTGACTGCCTGAACCAAAATAAGTAACCGGACAACCACACAGCCGAGCTATGTCATACGCCGCGCTCATGTGATCATAGCCATACAACATCTTGCACTCGTTTAATAACTCTGAAAATGCTGTTTGATTGGTAGCAAATTGACGAGTAAGTTCAATCGCATCTTTGGGGTGTTGGTTAGTATTAACGCCTTTTCCTACTAAATAACAGGTTTTAGTGCGTTTTTTGTGTAAATCTTTGAAAATATGTGTATTTATGATGGGTAAAAACAAAAGATGTGAGTTAGATACCTCAAAAGTGTCATAAATCTTAGAAAATACATAAATCTCATCATCTGAGTTAAACTTAGTAGGACCAGTTGAAAAACTACCATATTGATCTGTTGTTCCCATTACTCCAGGTTTTTGCAAGATATACCTTACGACCTTACTTGCGCCCAACTCATTGCCTCTGTAAATCTCTGGGTAAATACCTATTGACTCTGTTCCTTGTACTATCGTGTTTAGATAGGCTATCTGTCCTTTGGCAAGTAGCCAGCCATACAATCCATAAAGAACGCGAATACCACCCGAAGTTGTATCAAATTGGGGACTCCTTATTGAATATGGCTTGTACATTTCTTTTCCTTTCGTTGTCATATGATCTGTGACAAGACCTACACAGTCTTATCCAATCATTCAAATCCCTTTTGTATTTTCCAGATTTATTAGCCCAATCAAATATTTCTGTTTTATGTTTACACTTAGGATTTTGACATTTATTTGGCTTTCCCAACTTTCTCTTTATCCATGAGTGTAAGGCGGCGTATCCCACCTCATCACCTTTCCAATTCCACGGTATTTGCCCTTTCTTAAACTCAGTTTTTATTCCAATCCTTTGACCCTTCTTTATTTCTGTTGCAGGTGAAAAATGTCTTCCAATTCTTACCCGACTTATATTTTGCTTATGTTCCTCTGTTAGCTTCTTTCCAGTACACCAAGGTAACTGTCCAATATGTATTACTCTCGCCGCACATTTCCTAGAACAAAACCTAACTTTATTCCATCTAGTTATTCCAAACTCCGTTGGTTTGATAATTATTTTTCCACAAGTTTCGCATGGTTTTTGTTTTTTCATACCTCAAGTATACCATACAATACCCGACTAACAATACCGCGGGTGTTCTAATAACATAGGGTTTATACATAAGTGACCGTTGTTCCGTAGTTGCCTATATAGTTGATAAACTCAATTACTTGTGGGGTAAATCCATAACTATGTAGTTTTGCTTGGCTGTTCTTTGGCATATTCCCTGGACCTTTTGCGTAGTGGTAAGCCCTTACTTGTTCGCCCCGACACATTACTTTGTCACCCTCTACCACAAACTCACTCTCTCGACCAAGTGACTTACAGCCATAGTAGTCCTTGTCTTTGTCAAAAACCTTTAGTTTCCAATCTGGATGTTCGTATACAACCATATTAAGGGTGTCATTTTCGGCACATCGGCACTGCCAATTATCTTTTAGGCTTCTCTCCATCCATATATCCCAAAATGCGGGGTTACGTGAGGCTACCAACCCTGCTTGTAGGTAGTCTTTTTCACTAACTCCCTCGGTAGATACGTTCTCATAATCATTGAAGTTCATTACCGATCCTACGTCATACCCATCAGTAAAGACTTCATCCAACCGACCTAGTATGATCTGGTCTGCATCCATATTACAAACTAGGTCATATTCTTTAGTTAAGAGCTTGGCAAACATCGGCTTGGCGTTTAACCAATTAACCCTGTGACCATCAATAACTTTTGAAACCACATCTTGCCGGAATACCACTAAAGGTATATCTGGGTGAAACTTCTTGAATGAATTAACAAACTGAGCTGTACCTACGGGATAATAATAATCGTCTGAGATAAAGGTATAGACCACGTAAGGTTTCATCTTCTCCTTGCTACAAACTTTGAATGATTACTTATGTTATTCACACGATATCCACATTTTTCTAATAACTCAGTCGGGCAAAGCCCATGATGATATTCACCAATAACTGACCCAATCCTATGAGCTACACTTTTAAATGCCTGGCTTTCAAAGATTGATTCTTCCGCACCCTCAATGTCTATTTTGAGTACGTCAACATAATCAATGTTTTCATCTTTCATAAACTGACTAATGGTTTTAGTTGGAAGTATTGCTACCGATGGACTTTGTATCGGTACTGGATCGGGGTCTAGCTTCCAGTTACCCCCACCAGGGTTTTCATCAACATAAAATTGTCTATCCCCACCACTTTCAGATATTCCTATACAATAGGTTTTAATACGATCAAGGTCGTTATACTCAATCGTCTTATTCATGCACTCCACGTTACGCTCCGATGGTTCAATGGCATAAATTACTTTAGCGTGGGCGTAAATCCAAAAGCTAAACGTACCGATATTAGCCCCTATATCCATCACTACTAAATCATTAAAAACATCTCTGTACTCATTGTTTTCTAGCACTTCACGAATAAACCTGTCATCATCATGGAAGATGGTTACAATCTTGTTGTTGATAATCCCGCTGGTTTCTTTCATCTATTCCTTTGAAAGTCTATGACTATCGCGCTACAGTTGTATCGACGTGCGGTGTAACCAGCTTTAATAAGAGCGTTGACGTGTTTGGTAAAGTCTGGGAAGTGAAACTCAATCTCGATGTTGTCAATCATCTGCAATGCTTCCTTAAAATCATCACTAGGTAAGATTAGTTCCTCTGCACCCTCAACATCAAACTTCATAAAGTCTACGTGCTTAATCCCTGCATCCTTGAAAAATGAGGTCATTGATTTGGTTTTTACGTGATCGACTTCTTCTCCCTCTTGAGCCTGGAATACGATGCTGTGTGAGGTTCTATTGCTGTCAAACAATCTTAAGTCTGCCTCCCCGTCTTTGTCTGAGATAGCGTAATTGAATACTTCTACATTGTCCCATTTGTTAAAATCTTTGTTTTTCTTCAGGGCTTCAAAATGCTCACCACTTGGCTCTACTGAGTACACTTTGCCAAAGTCGCGTAAATACTGTGTAACTACTCCAATGTTAGCTCCAATATCTACAATGGTAATGTCTTCCTTTTTCTTACCACCGTGTTCGAGTTGATTGACTACATCAAGATAGATACCGTCAAAATATATCTCTTGGTAAATGTAGGGTACAAATAATTTATCAAAGGGTATTTTTGTACCAGCTTTATCTTCTCCAGGGTAAAAGAGTGCGTTCAACATAATTCCTTTCTTATCTTTTTAGACTTAAAAATGTGGGTGCTAGACTTTCTACTATTTGCGGTAATAATGCAGGAATCTCCTCTTTAGATTTTGGATAGAGTTGTAGGATATTCTCAAGAGGATTAAGTAAATCACCTATGTCGCTCGCATCGTGACTAAACCCATCATGGGCGTAGTCCTTATCCCTGCCACTTCCCACTAGATGTACCGGTATGCGTTCGTGGTTTATATACGTTCTGATGGTTTCAAATCCTCTTAAAAAGAATGGGGTAATGGTGTAGCAAAAGGGTATCTTGCCCTCTAAAGCCAAACCTACCGCTATATCAAGCATCGCCTGTTCTGCTGCACCCACATTGATCGTTCTCTCGGGAAATGCAGCAAACTGATTGTCAAAAACCTTGTAGCCTAAGTCCCCCACTAAAAGCCAAATGTTTTCGTTCTTCTCCATCTGTTTATGGAGTTCATCAGCAAATGTTCTACGCATTGGTGACCTCCTTGTATTGTTCTTCTGTTAGGGTTACATAGTGTGCGTCTTGTCCTTGAAGAAACCAAGGATAATTAAACATATTTACTTTAATGACCAAAGTGGGATAGAACCACTGTAGGCGTTTCTCCAACACTTCAACATCAATCTTGCCGTATGCTCCATATCCATTACAGATAATTGAAATACGTAAGTTCTCAAGTCGTTGATCTCCTGCGATTCGCAATGCTTCCCAAACCGAACCCTCCGCCGCTTCACCGTCACTAATAACTACATAGACATTACGTGTTCGATCAGCCAGTGCCATACCAACCGCAATCCCAATACCGTGTCCCAGTGAGCCGGTAGAGGCGTAAATACCACGCTTGAAATCACGGTCGGGGTGAGTGCCGTACTTCTTGACTAAGTCCTCAGCGTCACCAAAGCCCCACGCTTCTAACACGCAGTAGAGAGCCAATCCCATATGCCCACTACTTAAAATGAATGGTTCATTAGGTTTTTTAACTTTGTAGATAGCTTCAATGGGATTAACCGCAGTTAGGCATGAGCCAATGTGTGATAAATGGTGACGATAACTGAGTTCAAGTACCCTATTTTCCAAAGACATGTGTTCCTTTGCTAGTTGTGGCTGAAATTACTTGAGTAAGACCCTCTATAAGGCTTATTTTCGGCTTCCAACCAAGCTTCTTGGCTTTTGTACAGTCTGCAACCCAACAATCTGAGTCATAACTGTGTAATGGATCAATTTCTGTGTGTTTCGTAGTCTTTTTCATTAGTTTTTCAATCAGTTTCACCAATTCAGCGTTCGTTGTTTGCTTTTCTGAACCAAAGTTATAGATCTCCCCTACTTGTGGCTTCTTTGCGAGTAGAAGAAGACCGTCTATAAAGTCGTCAATGTGAATAAAATCGTGTACTCCTGGTGCAATGTTGATTCTGATATCTTTTTTAATTGATCTGATGATAGTTGGGATAAAACGGTGACTTGGTTCGTACTTCCCGTATAAAGAAAATGGTCGCGCTACCATGGTTGGCACGTTGTAACTGCGGGCGTATGCTTGACAGAGTAGTGTGCCCGCCCCCTTAGTCGCCTCATACATCGTTGCAGGATCAAGATAATCAATTTCCCTCATTGGGTGATCTTTCCGTCCGTACTCACTCGATGAACCAATATAGATAAATGCTTTGAGATGAGGGATATGTCGTGAGGCTTCAAGTAATTGATGAGTTAGTAGAATGTTTGACTCGATCATCTTCTTATCGTTGTAAATCTCACCCGCAAGGTGGAAGATAACATCCGGCTGGTACTCTATTGCCACGCGGGGGTCTTGTCCTCTGTTAAAAAGATATTTATTACCCTCGAGTCGTTCTCGTAGGTGTTTGCCAACCATACCGCTGTGTCCACTTAAAAAACTTTTCATATCATTCCATACTTGGCTGAATCTTTTTTAATGTTGTCAGCCTTAATTAGAAACTCCATGTAAGCCGCCACCCTACCCACTCGCGAAGCCGCCCGATCATCTGGTTTAACATTTATCATCTTCTCAATAGCTTTTAGTTTCTTACTAACTGAATCGGTAGAATTATTGATCTCACCCGTATTGACTAAGTGTGAGATATAGGTAGAGATAGTTTCAATCTCTTTGGTGTAAAGTTCGCCAGTATTCCAGTACCTACCTAGTTCAAAATAATCAACTGCATAGGGTTTGTTGTTCTTTGTTTCATACTCACTATATGGTGGTTCAACTTTTGATGGTACTTCCGTCACCTCAGTGGGTGGTTTAACCTGTGGTGCTTCGCTGGTTTTCTCTGGTTCGCTGGCAACTCTATAAGTATTATCGTTCACTTTGTTGTAGTCCTTTTTTCTCACCTACGTATTCATGGATATTTTTAATAGTGGTGTGGTCTTGCTCTCTGGTTGCTTTGATTAAGTCCTCACGCATTGCCTTAACACGTTTGTCCTCATGATTGATGTTGTAGAGTGATTTAGCGATAGCTTTCCTGGCTGTTTCGCTTTTGGCTTGTTTGTATAGCTTATTAAGCTCGGTCACGTCTGACTCACGACCCCTATTTGAATAGGATGATATGTGTTTAATTTGCTTGCTCTCTTTAATCTTTTTACCGCATATTGTGCAGGAATGGGTTAATCCGCGTTTCTTCCAAAGCCAGCGATGATGATTCCCGTACACTGGTATGTGGCTATTTAGCTGTGAGCCACACCGACCAGTAAGTTTGTAGTAAAGTTTCCATATTCTTTGTCCAGAGGTATAAAACAATTTATCCTCAAGTAGTAGATATTGTTTATTTAGATTACTAAAAAGCCGCGTTTTGTATGCGGTTAAATCTTCTCGAGTTGGTATGTGTATTCTTAAACTTATGTCCATTGTTGTTTTCCATGACCCCCCCCCCATATCTTGCGATAGAGGAGGGGGGTGGTGTCCCATCAACCCATTGGGAACTTTCCGGTTAAAGCCCATGCGTCATTCAACAATGCTGAAGCGTATGTGCCAGCCCATGATATATACGTCAAGCGACCTGCGACGTTGCCAGAATCAGCCTGGTTCACGATGTATAGTTTCGGCATATCTCCATCGAGATTGATAGTTCCGAAAGCATTTTGACCATGAACGTAGGTGTAATACTGAACAACAGTACAAGCGGCATCTGACGCACTACCTGTACCTGAAACGACCTGTCCGTTAAGTAAGAATCGAATCTGGTATAGTTCGCCCATTTCACCCTTATAAAGCTGCTTTGTATCGGAATACGTGTGAGCAGAAACCCATGTTGTATCACCGAGTAAATTGACTTTATTTTGAGGAGTGGTTTTACCAAGGTAGAAACCATCTGGATAAGGCTGCGCCCTTGCAATTTCAAGAGCTTGAACCATCCAGCGTGCAGCAGAAGCACCCAGAGTGTCGCCTGCTACGACTGTGGAAACGTTGTGACCATTTCCAAAGAAGGCAGTTGCACACGCTAAAGTGTTACCTGTAACAGCATTTAAAGTTTCTCCCATTGATTGACCAAAAGCTCCAACCATTTCCTCCATTCCCTGATCAATCGAAGTGAGTGATAAGAGTTTAGAGTTGACGGTTGTTCTTCCATAGTCAGACAAGGTAACAGCGACCGTTGAAGCGGTGACTGCACTTGCTGACGGATTTGAACCCTCAGTTAATGGTGTCGTAGAAATTGCCAGTGGTGACAGACGAGTGAAGTTAATCGTTTTTCCACTATTGCGTGGATGATTACGTTTAACAGCTCCCTGATCGTTGACAATTTGGACTTTCGCTCTCTCCAAGAACACCTTTTCGTAGTAGGTCATCATTTCTTGGGTAAGAACGGTTGTAATGTTAATTTGTGCCATATATGTTGCTATTTACTAGCTTGTTAGCTAGGTCTTGGCTTGTTACTCCTTTCCGACCAAGATCACTCCGCGTAACCAAGCCTTGCGCGCATTTCATCTACTGTTAAATCTTCAAACTTAGTATCATCAGTTTTGTTTTGAGAGGGTCTGATCGCAGATTGAGCCTGTTGCTTGGCAATCTCGGCTTTTGTCTGTGTTTCCTCCCTTGACGCTTCTCTCTTATATAACCGCATTTGTTTAGTTACATAATCTTTAATTGAAGCAGTGGGGTCAGCTTTTACCTTTGCCTCGACTGTTTCAAAGATTGCATCAGATAGCTCTTGATCAAAGTCATCACTCTCAGGGTCGAGTTCTTTGTACTTACCGACTACCTCATTGGCCTCACGGTCAATGCGCTGTAGTACAGCTTGTTGCTGAGTCCTAAAGTCTACATATTGTGTAGCCTCATTCATCACTTGGCGTTTAAACTCTTGCGGGTCTATCGTGCCATCTTCGCTCTGTGTGACCTCCTGCGGTTGATATTGTGGTCTGGTAAATCCTACTGGATTTGTGAGTTCCGCTAGTCGATCTTTGAGTGAGTGATTCTCACGGTTCAGCTCTCGTATCCTTGATTGCGCGCCCTTTTTAGGAGCTACCTCCGGCTCAGGGGTTGATACTGTTTCCTCTGAATCGGTTGTTTGTTCTTCCTCAGTTGGCGATTCTGGGGTAGTTGTTTCTTCAACTACTTGTTCGTTTAACGCCTGTGGATCGTCAATCATGGCGATTCCTTTCGTTATGCACACCTACTATCGGAAATGTGAGAAATCCGCAAACACTCAGGAGCTACCTAAATGCTTGCCCTATCTCGCAGTATTGGTGTACCATCTTCTTCACCTACCATTAGTTTATCCATGCCGATATATACGGCGTGATGTAGTTCGCAGGCTTTGCAAACTAAATATGGTCCCTGTTGCCTCCACACGTGGTTTCCTGGTGGGAAGTAGACAACGTCTTCTTTGTTAAAGATCAATTCTTCGGGTTGAACCTCACTATCCTCAACCTCAGGTTGATTGGATAGCTTGTTTGGCATCTTCAACCTTTTGAATAACTTGGTCTAGGTATGACTTAGTTAGGGTAGTGACGATGGTTTTCTGTCCCAACTCCTCATAGCTTGCCCCATTAGTCATTGCCGCACTAAGTAAAGCGTCAAGTGATTCCTGTAGATCGGTAATGTACTCATGTAAGACTTTCCATCCTGCTAACTCACTCATATCCGCAAGGGCAATTTCTTCCTTTTCTTGGATAGGTTTCTCAACCTCTTTTTTGACTTCTCGTAAATCTTTGAAGTAATCTGGTTTAATTGCTTGCATTACATCATTCCTTGTGGCATGCCCTCTGGCATACCCTGTGATGGCATACCGCCCTGAGGCATACCCATTTCAGGCTGCATACCCTGCTCTAGTGGTATTTGATTCATAGATGGTTGCATCATCTGTTGGAGTGCCATATCTAACTGCTGTTGGTTTTGTTTTAATACTTGCTGTGTTTTATATGCTTGAGGATCACCACCTGTTAAATCAGGTAGTATTTTGTCCCATCCCTGTACTCCTGAATTGCTTAATATCCGTGTGATTAGTTCGCTTAGTAGAGTTTCTTTGCCCTCAGACTTTAACCTCTCAATCATAGGTGAAGTAACCTCTCCTGTTTGTGGGTTAGCCTGCATATTCTGAATTAGCATTTGCAAGAGTGAGGTTAAATTAGCTTGTTGTTCTTCCTTATCTGCTACATACGTTGAGCCAGACACTATTTCATAATCAAAGAGGATGTTCTTAAACTGTGACTTACCAATCTTAATCTTGCCTGTTTTCTCGTCGTACATATCCTTAAAATCTGGATACTGTGCAAACAGTTCATCAATTTCATCTTTGAATAATCTGATCTGTAGAGCTTTGGGTTGTTTCTTGGTAATCAGTGTCGCAAAGCGCTTCATCACTTTAGTTAAGAATGACTCCATGTAGAACCTGTCAGCACTGTCACGGGATCCCTCGCGTGCTGCTTGCATCTTTAATGCCTGGGGTGTTTTACCCATTTGTGAGTTTTCACCCTGTGCTGTGTTGGTAAAGGTAGTTCCAAACTGTTGCTGTAATGATCCGAGTAGTGCTTGGTGTACGTTGTTAAAGGTATTAGTACCCTGTGGGGTTAAGTTTAATACCTGGGCAAAGTTGGCATTCTTGCCTAACCACTTTTCAGCCGGACCCCATTTTATAGAGTTCATGGCGGAAATACCGTTCTTGTCTAACATCACTGGTGGAAAGATACTCATTTTAATTGCACCAGCGTACAAGTTCCATAGACCGTTAAGAAACATCTGCTGACTCATTCCCCGCTCACTGTCGCCCATACCCATAAAGTCATCAAGTAATGGAAGTGAGTATTTACAAACCACGGGTAACTCACCATCATCATTGGGGTTGTCCATGTCCCTGATAACTGTATCTGCACCAGGCACGTAGTCTACCCACCGATCACGCTCATACATGGAAATAATTTGAAAGAAGCCAGACTTTTTAGCTTCAACCGCATCGTTGTATTCATGTGCTTCTCTTGAGGATTGATCTTTGTAATATGAGCGGCTAGACTTTTCTCCACCCATTTCTTCAAAGCGTTCTATAACTTTATCTACGTTCTTAAACTCACCGACGTTTTTAATTGATTTGAAGTATTCAATGGTTTTCCACGACCTAACAATCACATAATCGCTATCCTCCAGTGACACTGCACCCACTTGGGGGAAGATATCTCGAATGTTAATGAGCCACATATCAGGACCCACATAACCCTCGTCTTTGGCTACCCAGTCGATAAAGGCAAAGAAATTACCATAAGTATTAGAGTAAAGATCAATCATTCGGCACTTGGTTAAGAAATCAAACTGTGATGTAGCATTAGGCAATACGTACTTCTCAATCGTTAAGTTCATCAGTTTGTTAGAGGCTTCATCGTTCTTTGACATCGCTCTAAACTTGCCAGTTTGTAATTGTGCCATCACCCTGTTGGAGCGTTCAATCTGCATGGTTGAAAGAACGGGATCGAAAATATCAGACTTGGTTAAAGCTGATACACTGTCTTGAAGTTCGTTGTTGAAAAGTTTCTCGTAGTCATCCCACTTAGTGCGTTTCTTCTCTAAGTATTTATCTGCTGCATCATATCTGTTGAGAATTAGTTGGGCTACTTCGTTCATATATATAAAAAATCCCCTCAACACTTGTGGTGTTAGGGGTCTGATACGTATGTCAGATACCTGAATTACTTAATATTACCGCAGAATTACCGCTTTGTCAATTTATACTTCTTGCGCCTCATCTTCACTATTTTTGCTGACTCTATTATTGGCACACCGTTCTTCACAATCACCGTTAGATTAAGTGAGCCATACTGTTGCTTTTTAATTGATGTGTCTATGTATCTAATCAATTTTTGATGGTTTAACGTCAGCATAGTTATCGCTTTCAATCACTAAATAATCACAAATATTGCCCTCGTTAATCTTAAATGTACACGTAAACACTCCATCCCTAAGCAATACCATATCTTTCACCATATCCACATACGCTGGTGAATTGTTGTTGTTGTAACTCAACTCCACATACCAGCGTTCTATCACCATTGACATTATCACCCTCCAAAGTAAATAGTATCATCAGGAAGTAATATATCTTCTTCACCTGGGTCAAAACTCTCAACTGCATACCTAGTAGCATCCATACTGTGATCGAACCCTACGTCGGGTGTGTTGATGATGTTGCCGTCCTTATCTGTTTTCCATAGATAGTTGCGGTACTCCTTGATTATATTAGTTGAACTTTTGGTTACTGAGATTCTTTGCTGCTGTACGTAGTCAATCCCTCTGTTGACTGATCCTTGTCCCTTAACTGACGGTAGGATAGATATTCCATACTGTGCGATCTCGTCTATTGACTTAGGTTCTGCACTATCTGCAATCACAAGTGCTTGTGGCACGTTCTTTAATATATCTGCTATTTGATTGTTTTTGAGTCCTCTTTGAAACGTAATCTCGTCTAGGATGATTCCTCCATTGTACTTATAAACTGCAACTATGGCCGTGGGGTCGTTAGTGTAGCCAAAATCAAGTCCGTAACGCTCTAGCCTAGCTTCGTGTGGTATCTCATCGATGATCTTCCAATCCTTGTATATAGCCCCCTCACTCTCTGCGATTATGCCCTCACCATAGATTGACCACCATTGCTTATTGCCCTTATTACGCTCGATCTCCGCAACCTGCTCGGGTGTAAGAAATGGATTATCTTTGTAGGTTGAGTGTATCCAAAGGGTTTTGGGATCGTTCTTGATATCAGTGTGTACCCAAAACTCCCTAGTAGGGTTAAAGTCTATAAAGATGGTTTTCTTGGTTCTAACAAATAAGTGTCGTGCTGTTTCAAACGGGATGTTCTGTGCCTCGTTAATGAATAAATAATCACGTTCTGGACCATGTACTTTATCAGCGTTATCCGCGCTAAAAAACTCCATTAAGTGTCCTTCTCTTGGTGTGTGAATTGAGTCGGTAATGTTCCACAACCGCTCATCCCAAGCGTGTTGTGATTCTAGGATGCGTTTATAATCACGCATCGCTCCTCTCCTAAGATGAGGCATGGTTTCACTGACTACTGATGAGATAACATTCTCTATGCGTGAGTTGGTGATGTGGTAGAGAGCTGTTAACAGGGCGTGAGTTTTTCCAGATCGAGTTCCACCCTCATGTACTATGTAGCGGTAGTCATCTTTGAAACCCTTAATCGTTTGTTGTAGTAAGTCCTTCATAGAGAGATTCAAGTTCCTGCCTAGCCTGTTCGCTCATTACCTGGAATGTAGGCATATTGATTTGTATGTTCGTGGTTTGTGTACTATCTTCTTTCACTCCTAATAACCTTAGTGATGCTTCCCACTGCCGCCAATCATCCTTACCCGATTCTTCCATTGCCTTTAATCTGCGATTGATTCCTTTGACTCTTGCTTCTTCAAACTCTGGCATTTTCATCCAGCGTGTAATTGTGTTCTGGTGTATTCCTAATGCTTGTGCTAGTAGTTGCCAATGCTCAGGCAATTTACCCTCACCACCCACTATTTTGATGAAATGCTTAAACTCGGTATCCTTAATCACTTTTGTCACTATATCCGCATCTTTTGCGGTAATAGATTTAGTCATTCCATTTCATCCAGTTTTGGTTTGTACTTATCAGCATCCCACTCCTTCCAATCATGACCGCTCAACTCCTCATGACCCCCATTGTAAGGTTCGGCTTCATAAATAAGCTCATGATATTGCCAATCGGTATTATTATCTGAGTTATCTTTTGTGGTTGTTGTGCGATGTTTTATCAAAAATTGTCGCAGAGCTTCCATTGTATGCGGTTCTCCTGTGTATAAAGAATCAGTTTGACCAATCCAGAGATGTTCTTCATATGTCAAACAACAGACGTGCATTGAACGACTCATTTAGTACCTCGCTTCCTTAAATTCTTCTATCCTAGATTTAATCGTGTATTTCATTGCCCGCATCATTTCGATTGTTAGCTCTCTGGTTGCTTTTACCTCGAGTAGTAGTCTATATTCGTCTGTAGTATCCGCCTTAACTCTTGCTTTTGCAACTGTCTCACCTTCCATCAGTTCTGCTAATTTTAGGTTATACTCCATTTGTCTTTGAATAAGAGCTTCATTGACATTACCAAGGAGTGCAGAGAGTTCATTAAGTATCTCTGCTGCTCTCCAAGTCTCAAGATCTCCTTTGACTTCTTCTTGTAGTGTTTTTATTTGCTCCCGAATGGTCATTGTAGCTCTGCGCTCCCTCCTGCTTGTCTCATGTCGTTCTGGTTTAATGCTCCAATAAAGTCTGATCGGTAGACATATCCTCCATTAACAGAACAACCTATTGCTTGCTGGTCATAGTACCCACTTAGTACTGGTGATTCTAACTCTCTAACTAGTTGCTTCCCACCATCATAGAAGTAGTGCATACCCATTAGTATTGACCATGCTACAACTCCCTAAAGTAAGATTAAGTATATTGGTTTCATAGTTACTCCTTGATTACTTTGTATCCATTATTTTTCAGTAGTTCCATCGCTTCGCTCATTTTATCGTCTTGCTCTAGTTTAATTCCTGTTTCTTTCAAGATGCCATATTCAACATTGCCATTCAGTAATTTTGAGCAAGTAATGGTCTTATCTTCATCGTTCGCTTTTTTCCAAATGCAGGTTCCAGCAAAAACCCTAAGTCCACAGGAAAGTGTTCCTTTGCACCTAATTGAAAGCCCTGCTAGAATGCCAAAAGAGCTACCAGCTTTAATCCAGCTACCAGCTTCAATCGAGCCACCAGCTTCAATCGAGCCACCAGCTTCAATCGAGTAACCAGCTTTAATCCAGCTATCAGCTTTAATCGAGTAACCAGCTTTAATCCAGCCACCAGCTTCAATCGAGCTACCAGCTTTAATCCAGCTACCAGCTTTAATCCAGCCACCAGCTTCAATCGAGTAACCAGCACAGTCAATGTATCCGCCGACTTCAATTTCTTCCTCAACTATCAAATTATCAGTTAAAATGAGATTCCCCTCAAGAATAAGTGAACCCTCAATCTTGCCTTCTTTTTTATAATCTGTCATAGTTACTCCTTGATTACTTTGTATCCATTATTTTTCAGTAGTTCCATCGCTTCGCTCATTTTATCGTCTTGCTCTAGTTTAATTCCTGTTTCAATCACAGTTCCATGAACTACCTCACCACCCTCTAATTTCGCACAAGTGATAGTCATTTCATCTGGAACTATATCCCTCCAAGCACATATTCCTGCAAACAATCTTTTTCCAAACTTAAGAGTGCCACCAATCTTAATTGAGAGTCCAACATTGATTCCCAATTTAACCGTTGAATCACCACCAACTTCTTGATACCCACCAACTTTTTGATACCCACCAACTTCTTGATACCCACCAACTTTTTGAGACTCACCAACTTCTTGATACTCACCAACTTTTTGATACCCACCAACTTCTTGATACCCACCAACTTCTTGATACCCACCAACTTTTTGAGAC